GATGTGTCTCCAAGGAGAACATCATCACCTAAAATACAATACTTAGCTTCTTTCCATGGAATATTTAGTTCCTTGCAGCAATAGTATATCACATAGTGATGTGCTACTGCGAAAGAAGCCCAGGAAGAATAGAACCCCATAGGATTACCAACACTATAAGAAACCTTACGGTCTTGGAAATCAAATGGGAGTCCTACCATAATGTGTTTCCACGCATTAAGGTAACTTACTGGGAGGTGACCATTAAGGACATCGTAAATGACTGAGATTGGGAATCTATCCGTAGCGGCCGTAAGGTCGATACTATAGAATACCTCCCAGCCCTTTACTTTATCCGTAAAAGCAGCTTGATTGAAGGTACAGTCTTGCGGAATCTTTCTGAGTAACCTGAAAAGATAATGATGGAGCGGTTTGAGTGCACACTGTGACCAATAGTCACCGATAGCAACAACCCGAACTTTCATTTCCTTATCAGGAAACCAGTTAAGTTTTCGTAAAGACCGACCATTCACAGGAAGGACTCTGCTAAGAATTGGTAAAACTTTAATCAGTACATCAATATTATTTGATAACTTGGGCCCTCCAACCAATTTAACGGCGGCTATAAGGGTTTCATCCCGAATAACCAATGATAAATCGGCTAAAGAAGTCCACAAAGCATGACCAGAAGGTCCTGATTTGGATGTAAAGTGATACCTTTTAAAACGCAAAGCCCCTGGGATGTGTCCGGTTAAAGACATGTACCCAAGGTCACGCCAGAACTGGAACCTGTACTTACCGATGGAAGGGAAACTAGATAAACTAGGCCCTTCAATTGGTACGGTATCAGGAGTCAGTCCAAGCTTTAAGGCTCTTGTACAAAAGAGAATAGTGTTAGTAATCTGCAGCAATGCTGGAAATTTATAACATTCTTCTCCAAGTAAGGAGCTTAAGACCTTGGGCAAACCAGATTTGGTAAGACCAATTCCAATGACCTTCTTGCGTGGATACTCTCCTGAAAGGTAGAGTAATAACGCAGTCCTAATTAGTTTAGTATATTCTACTATTCCGATAGGGCCTCTCGTCTTACAGACGAGAATGAGATGATCAATAAGAATATTATATCGTTCTATTGGCAGGATTGCATTCAACCTAAAAATTGAATGGATCCAGTTAACAGTAAGTGAAGTTAACTGAAGTAAGGCAATTGTCTTACTAAGTTTCTTCATAATTGTTAAGTAGAAATACGTCTCACGACGTATGCCT